AAAACTTTTTCTTCTTGCTGGATCACTCTTTTTAATACTCATTGTTTTTTGGCCGGCACGTTTAGCACTTGTACCGCCGTGTCCAAAGTTGACTTTTTTTACGTTGCCTGTCTTTGGATCTTTAACATATACCTTAGACTTTTTAACATCACCACGTGTTGGCTTGTTAAGTGTAACTTCACGACCTTGGTATTCTGCTTCGTCTAGCTCATTATCAAAAACTGGAACCCAACCATGCTGTGGATCTTTTTTAATTTTAGTTACATTAGGAAATGTTTTCTTAAAATGTTGTAGTATAGAAGCCTTATCAGCTTTTACTCTAGCACCACCAATATTGATGTACCCTTTATCAGCATCTGCTTCATCAATTTGTTCTTTGTACATGTTCAATTCGTACGAGTTACCTGTGTTGTAAACCTGTACTTGAATAGCCTTCTTTCCATCTTTTCCTAATAGGCGGTAAGAGTTTGTTTTACCAGTGGCTGGTTTTGGGGGACCCATTGCAACTTCGTTATCAATCTCATTTGGATCAATCTCAATACCAAGATTTTCCATTGCGTATGCATAAGCATGTTGCATAGCATCAGAGAATGTTTTGTGGTACAAGTCATATGGTTTGTTGCTTTTCTTTTTCTTTTTCTTTTCGTCTGAGCTGTGTCCAAATGTTTTATGTACAAGATCATCTAGTTCAGTATGGAAATCATCTTCCTCTTCTGCACTAGCATCACTTGCTTCGTTGAACCTTTCACCTGCTTCTGCCTTTGACATTTTATGCTTGGCTTCAAATTCTTCATCAGTAAGGTCTATTAGATCAACTTGTATTCTGCGTTCGTCATGACCGGGAATACGTGTATTCTTAATGTTTTCTTTGTCTTGCATCATACCGGCCAATCGACGCATGGCTGACATTTCATCAAGTTCTTCTTCATCTTTGATGTCAAACTTTTCTCTTGCTTCGTCTTTGGACATGTTGTACTTGCCGCTGAACTCATCGTGTGTGAGTTCGTTAATATCGCCAAGTAATTCTTTCATCTTGCCTTCTGCCAACTCGCCTGGCTTAGACTGCTGGGTGTTTGCTTTTTTATAAGCACTGCCCATGGCACTCTTACTACCACCGCTTGGTGCTGGCATGCCAGTATTGTACTCTTGCAAGTATCCAGCGTCTTCAAACATTTTCATAACAGCGTCATCTGCGTTGATTACAATACCATCTTCTAAAACTTCTACTACAGTGGTTTCAATTAAAGTCTCGTCACGAGCCATTTCAATTTCAAAAACATCACCAACGCTAGGGGTTTCGTTGGCGTGTTCTTCTGCTATTAGATAATCGTTAAATGTTTTCATTGTGTTTACTTGTCTCTGTGCTGGTAAAATTTAGCTGTTACTGGATCGTTTTCTTGTCCTTTAACTGGAGATGGGACTGTTATGCTCACTGGTTCAAAACCTGCATGTGCACCGCCATCAGCCCTATTTTCCATGTCAGCAACTGTCTTTTCTAGTTTGTTACTAACATAACCTCTGGTAGGTCTGCTGTTGACTTCTTCATCAGATTCTTCACCAATTAAGATTTCAGCCAACATTGCTTCTAAATCTTCTTCAGCTTCATCCATCTTGTTGCCAGCTTTTAGCTCTTCCATCCAGTTGTCAGCCATCTCTTTAGCGGCTGCTCTACGCACAGCAGGACTAAACATTTTTAGACCGTTGCCTGTGCCATGTTCTTGTCCATACTTCTTAGCACCGTTAACTGCTAGGTAGTACCATAGCTTTTGTGCTAGGTCATGATCATAAATGCCTTTGTCCCACTTGCGTGAAAGGTTACGCATGATAGGCTCGCCTTGTTGTTGGTATAGTTGACTATCGTTGTCAATAAAAAGCACAAGTTCACGTACTTCATCTTCATCGCTTTCTTCTTCAGCAAGCGGATTGTCACCTGTAAACCCAGCAACTGGGTGCTGTCGCTTTTCTCTGTTTAGGTCTGTACCTTGACGTATAATAGTGTCAACTGTTTGATACTCTTCATCTGGTTCGTTAGCGTATGCTTCCTCAACTTCAACACTTTCGTTGAGCTGGGTCATACCAGATAATTTTAATAAATCGTTTAAATCTTTCATTTGTTTCCCCTAGGATAGTGTATTTAGCTCTTTTTGCCTTTACGCTTATTGTACAAATTCCATGCTGTAGCGTAGGCTATACCCCGTTCTGTGTCGGTTAACTTGCCGTCTTTGGTATAGCCTTTTTTAATATCTTTAACCATGCGCTCATACTTGTCGCCTGGTGGCGCAGATTCTTTTGCTTTATCCCTAATAGGACCACCCTGTGTTTGTGGTCGAGGCGCTGGTGAACGTGGTTCTATAACATCTGGCAACTCACCTGTATCGCCTGCTCCTGCAATAGTGGCTGTGTCTGTTCCGGCACTTGTTGCCATTGCGTCCGTTTTAAAGTCTTGCCATTTTTTATTCAAATAATCTGAAGTTTTTTTAAACACAGGCTCTATATCTTTTTTGTATACTTCTTTGCCAATGGTGCCAGCTGCCTTACCTAAATCTTTTGCTATAGGAGCAACATAATCATACCCTTTTTTAGCATAATCTTGTGCAGTCTGTGCTATTGTATCGAATCCTTGCGCGGCGCCAGTTGCCATTTGTTGCGGATCAAGTTTTCTTGTATCTAGCTGTGGAGCGAGTGTCTGTTTTTCTAGATATGATTGTGCATTTGTTCCTAAATAAGCATTGATCTGTTGGGTAAAATCATCGTTATAAGGAGCCCAACCTTTTTCTTCACTGCCGTAAATGTAATCACGTGTTTCTTGTGGTATATTCCCTTTGCCGCCTTTTGCTAGCCAGTTGGCTGTTGCTGTTGGTCCCCAATTATATGCCATAAGTGCATGCTGAGGATTCTCACTAAACCTATTATAGTTCTTTGCAAGATACCTAACACCTGCTTCAATGTTTTTTACTGGGTTAGTAAGATCTCGCTTTTTAATACCAAAGTCTTTTGCGTACCGGGGAAGTAGTTGCATGGGTCCTACTGCCCCCGCTCTGCTCTTAATCGTGGCCGCTTTGTTTGGGTCGTATATTCCTGTTTCTCGATTAAGGACATGTAGAGCTAATGATTCTGGCACACCATATTGTTTAGAGTATTTGCGCACGAGATCTGCATACTGTTCTTTGGTGTAACTTTGTTGTTCTTTAAGAGGCACTCCGGGTTTATCCCAATCATAATACGAACCTCGATTAGCCATCCATCCATAGAGATCAACTCCCGTATCCGTGTCACCAACTGGTGTTAGGACCGGGGTCAATTTATTACGATTACGATTACGATTACGTATACTTGGTTCACCTGTTTTTGGTATTGGTACTGTTGGTGCTTTTATTGTTGTTGATTGTGAGGTCTTCGTCTGAGAACGCACCGGCGGTGCGTTAGTACCTGGGTCGATCTTTGTTTTTGATCTCTTTGGTAGCAGTCCTGGTTTAATAAGAGGCTGTGGTTCAACCTTAGGTATAACTGGCTCTGGAACGTCTATCTTACCAGGTGTTGGTGTTGGTGTTGTTTGCCTTTGTGGCAACGGAGTATCACCTGGTTCGATCTTTGTTTTTGATCTCTTTGGTAGCAGTCCTGGTTTAATAAGAGGCTGTGGTTCAACCTTAGGTATAACTGGCTCTGGAACGTCTATCTTACCTGGCTTCGGCTCTGCTTGCCTTTGTGGCAACGGAGTATCACCTGGTTCGATCTTTGTTTTTGATCTCTTTGGTAGAGTTTTGGGAGCTACCTCTGTACCAAACGCATCTTCTAAATCTGCATAGCTCTTTGCCAAATCCTTTATTCTATCTAATTCTGCTTGCTCACCTTTGTTTAATTGGCCGGAACTAAATATTGTGGTGATAAGTTGCATAACCTTGTTAGGGTTAAGGATTTTTGCCACAGTGCCAGGCGTAATTTTTTTTAGTATATCTTTAAGAATTGGATTGTCTTTTATTATCCTGTCCCAATTTATACCCTTTTTCTCTGGTCCTTTAAACTCCCTTAGACGCATTCGACTAGCCTACTTGTTTTCTTTTGCTTTTTTGTCTTTGGCGGCTTTCTTCATTGGCTCTTTTTTGTCACCGTCACCATCTAAATCTAAATAATCTGGCTTTGCTTTTTGCTTGGCAGTTTCATCAAGTTTACGAACGCTTACTACTTTCCAACCTGGGTTATCACGTTTTGCATTGCTTTTAACATCTGACTCTGAATCACCGTCGCTTGCAAGGATACGTTCTGCTTTTGTAACGTTGTCTTTTTCTAGCTTAACATGATAAAATGTCTGTGGGGCAGTATTATACTTGCCACGTTTGTCAGCACGTACACCACTGGCGGCAAACGCTTTTCCTTCTTTAAACTCTGTAAATTCTTTTAACAGTTTTTCTTCAATTCTAGCAACACCTTCAGCAATAGCAGACTGTTTAGAGTCTTTCATTTCTTCCTTGCAAGTCTTGATTAAATCTTTTAGTTTATCTTTGTCTGCATCAGCATGCATTTCTAACATTTCTTTTTCAGACTTTCCATCTTTGCACATGTCCATGACATGCTTCTTTGATGGCATTTTGCCGTCAGCACCTTCAGCAATAGCAGACTCTTTCATCTTCTTGTCACGTGTTGATTTAGAGGCATGTGTGTGTCCTTCTGAAACGACATTGTGCATATTCTTAACTGCTACATTGCGTACAATACGGGTTTTACCTTCTTTAATAAAAGTAGCATCATAGTGTGTTACAGTTCCATCTTCTAGTAGAGTATGCTCTCCCGGAAGTACTGTGCATTCACCGTAAACTTTGTGTTCAAATTTTGTAGCGCAGTCGTGATAGATACCGTCGCCTTCGTTAACTTCTTCATCTCCAAAGTTGAACTTTGCTTTTGCTTCTGCTTTGGACATGCTGTACTTGTCACTGAACTCGTCGCTAGTTAGTTCGTCAATATCGCCGAGCAGTTCTTTCATCTTACCTTCGGTAACTGGCTGTGCGCTTTCGTTTAATTGTTGTAACTTTCCTAAGATATCAGCCATTGCTGTATCTGCGGTTACTGTGCGCTTGCCTTCTGTAAGTGGCTTTGATTCGTCTGTTGCTTGCGAAAAAGTTGATAGTATATCTAGCATTTGTCTGTCAGTCATTGTATTATCCTTAATATCTTTTTAACTGCCCATTGGGCTTGTTGTTCCTTGTGGTACATCATTGGTTGTTTTGCCTGCGGCTGTTTTTTCAGCTACTGGCACTGAGTGCTTCTGTAGATCTTTTAACATACTGTCGATGCGCTCTTGGCCCACTAATTCTTGCGAACCTGGAGCATCTTTAAGTGTATCGTCTGTTAATAAAGCACCTTCATGGTCTTTTCCAGCTTCTTCTGCGGCTTGGGTCAACTCAGCAGTATCTTTGGTTTGTACACAAACATAGTCTGGGCTCATACCAGCACGTTCTCGTAGCATCTGTTCAATCTGCACAGTGGTTGTTGGGTAAGCAACTTCTACATCAAACTGCCAGCACTCACATGCACCCCATCTTGGAAATTCCTGATGCTCCATTACAGGCATGCTCTTTGGCTTGCTAACACTTACTAACTCGTAGGTGTCAAGAGCACTTTTAATCTGCTCCATCATTTTGCTTGGATCTTGTTTTGCCATCTTAACACGGAAAGTATATGTTGTGTTAAGAGAGGCTATATATTCGTTTAGACTTTTCATTGGTATTCGTCCTGTTTATAGTATATTTATTACTTCTTGCTGTTTTGCAAAATCTGATCTAGCAGTGCATTACGATCTAACACAACGCCTTGGCCGTCTACTGCTGTGTCTTCTGGTGCATCTTTGCTGGTCTGATGATCCAGCTTTGCTTTTTGCAACTGCAACTGCACCATGCGCAACTTCTTATCCATCTTTGCAGTTTTAGCAGTGATAGCATGACCTAATAATGTGCCTGCTGTTTGAAACACTTGTCCACCAAAACGGGGATCCATGTTCATACCCAGTTCCATCAAATCCTCAAACTTGTCTTTGGCCAATGTAGCAAGATCGTCCATTTCTTGATCGCTGGCTTCTAGGTCTCTGACTGTGGGCAGTGCAATGTCAATCTTGTCTATTGCATCATCTACTTGTGCAATAATGTTTCTCTGCTCTTGTATTTCTTGTTTGGCCTGCAGGCTTACTTCAGTGTCGTGCAGTATTTTAAAACTGCTGTCGCTGGATCCTGGTCCCAGGTCAGTGGGTAAATCAAATAGGTTTTCTAGTTTCTTAGTCATGCACGTATTTACCGTGCTTTGCCCTGGTGGAAGATATCATGTTCAGTTACTATACGGAACTTTAGGCCGTGTTGATCACACCATGCTTGAGCCGCTTGCCACTTGTGCATGTTTAGCACTGCCGCGGCTTGATCCCTTGGACTTTTTGCTTCATCCAACGAAGTTTCTTTGTTTGGCTTGACTTCAATTAGTTCTGCATGTTTCTCGCCATTCTTCTTTACATACACAACCATGAAGTCAGGAACGTATACTGTGTTTTTGTTAGTAAAAGGATTTCTATAAGGAATACGTATCGATTCGCTTGCCCACTGTAGTATAGCAGGATTCTCATCACAGAAGCGCATGAACACATGTTCCCATCCGCTTCTAAACTGTGGTGTTTTGTTTCCTACATATTTTGATGTATTCTTTACTTGATAAAATCCATTATGGTACTTGGAGCTCATGGCAATATTGATCGTTGTACGTATTTGTTAATGGTTGGTGCATTTTTTATTCCCAAGAAACTGGTTCCTACACGGTCGAAGTTTAAAAACATTGCAGTGTAGGCATCTAAGTCACCTATAGGGATTTTTTGGAATTCCTGCAATGTCTCCATTGGATTCAAACCTTGCTTTACACTTGTATAAATTACAGCACTGGCTAAAGCCCTAGCAGATTGTTTGTCAGCAGTAACAGTTTCAAAGAAACCAACTATAGCAGAATCAACGTTACTGCTTACTTCTACAGGAATTTCTGTAAAATTATTAAAATACTTTTGTATGTCTTTTTGGACAATAGCATTCAGATTAACTGATCCTAGGTTTGTGGGATTATTTTTTGTCTTAACCAAATTTGGCATTAATTATCCTTTGCAACACGCTGATTACTCGGTACTGATGGAAGTTTGCTTTCAATCTTATAAGCAGTGCCTTGTGCAAAATAGTTCTCTTGCGTAGTTGTGTCTATAGAAGTTAACTCAGACGCAGTATTACTAGTACTTTCTCCAAAAATTGAAGAAGAAAATATGGCACTATTGGATATTGTCATTGTGTGGTTTTTCCTGGGTTGGTGTTTCTACCAAATCTAATTTCAGGTGGAACTAGATCATCAATATTACCTGTTTCAACAAATTTTTGTCCTTGCTCTCCTGCTAGTTCTATCATTGACTGCAAATCTCGTGTGGTGTTAGGTCCTGTTGATGCAATTAGTCTATCTCCAAAAGGAGTACGCTTGAGTGCATTAATGCCATTTGTTACAGTGTTTGTGCCTGTAGTAAACGTTGTATCGTTTAGACTTTGGGGTCCTATCTTGGTCGTGCCGCTGGCGGCTCTACTTTGTTGGCTAAACAGTGCTTGCGCATCACTAGCTAAATTCTGTCCTATAGATGCTATTCTACCAAAGAATCCACTGTTAACTGGTGTAGTTGATTGGTCAGTTGCAGATACTGTGGATCCGCCTGCATCTTTTGCTAAATCTAAAACGTTATTAAGATTAGTTGTACCAGCAATGTCACCATTCAATGAAGAAAGACTTTCTATGAAGGGGAAACTAGCACCAAATCCTGGAGTTCCTGTTATCGGTGAAGTCACTGACTGGAATATATCTGGAATTGCACCTAATGATATGCCGTTGCTTATTAAATTGTTAGATCCAGGGTTGCTCTGTTTTGCCGTTGGATTGTCTAGTTTAATTTGTGTTTGTGCATCATTAAATTCTACAGAACTATTGTTTGGTACAAACACAGTATTCCTTGGGTCTTGACCACTTAATATGCTTTTAATTTGTTGTGTTAGCTCTGTTTCAGCAAGTCCTTTAAGATCTGTATTATTAGTTTCTAGATTTTGAAAAGTTCTAAACGCGGTAAACAATGCACTACCTACGCCAGCGGCATTTGTTCCCCTGGCCCCACCTATGCCACTTTCAGACAGTATTGTATCAATTGCGTTAACAAAACCTCCTGGGCCTAATATACTTTCTACCCCGCCGCCTTGCGGTGTGAGTGGACTTGGCGACTTGTCATAATGTAACTCACCAAAGCCAATTACTGTTGAGGGATTGACGTCTCCTGTTGCGTACAAGACTGTTGTGAAGTCAACTGTCATCCTATGACTTAATGTAGCATTTTGACTAGCATCATGATTACCGTGTTCAAATTTTGTAATTATAGGGTTAATTAACGTGTATTCACTGAATCTTTTTTGATGTAAGCTATACACTCTGATGGCATTTAAGTATTGTGGTGTACCAAATGACGTGCCTCTCGGGGCATAACCAAAGTCATTTAACCCTGTTGAGCCTTCTGATAAACCAGGCACAAAAACTTCTCCGCCCTCTACCCTCGGTCTATACTTGGAGTTTCTATAATAGGTACTGTTTACTTCGCCCGATTCAGATCCCGAAGATGACTTGTAACCTAAATCTGTGTCGCGATAGTAATGTGTTAAGTAGTCAAACCAAAAGTGTCTAACTACATCTGCTGAATCGTCATGAAATTCAATATCAATTGAAGGATAACGTAATTTTGTTTGAACAATGTCTTTTCTATTGTAACTATTTAATTCTGTATTATCAACTGTGTATCGTGGCAAAGTAACTGCTTTAACCAACATCCCAGTTTCTAGTTGCTTGGTCCTAGCGTACGATGCTGTACTAGCAAAGTCAAAAAATACATGATATAGCCATGTATACTTAGGAGACAACCTATAGTTGTCAGTGACCATTAGTCTACTGGCGTGTTTGTAGTCTTTTACTGTATCGCCAGTACCTAGTTGTCTTAAAAATCCGTCAAAAATGTTTGCCATATATAGAGCCTTATATGGTATTTATCCCAAAAAAATACCCGGATTTTTTGTCCGGGTATTGTCTTAGTGCCTAATTTAAATATTAACCACCACCTGTAACTAGTGTACCTAAAGTTCTTCCTACTGCTGATCCTACGCCTGTACCAGTTGGTGTCTGGACTGCGTTATCATACATAATTGTTAAATCAATTTGTGCAGGATCATTTGAACTGTAGTCCATGTCACCATAGTTTACTTGGCTTACCAATGCACCATATAGTTCCCACGTTTCCAAAACATTAGCTTCATTGGCTCCGTTACCACCATCCAGCATTTCGAACTTAAGAACAAATTTGTAATCAATACCTGAACTTGCTGATGCTTGTTCTGCAAAGTCGAATTGTTTCTGAATTTGTTCTCCAACAAGTTTGCTAACATTCCCGCCAGCATCATCACGCAATGCAACTGTGATGTCCTGCCAGTTTGGTTTACCTATTAACTTAACTTTACTGTTATACACATCAAGTGTAATTGGGTCAAAGTTAAGATTTGGTCTGGCAATACTTACTACTTGTTTTGTGAGCTCTACTTTTTCGCTACTAACACCAAAGTTTTCAAATATCGCCCGGAAGCGGTATTTCATCTTTGGCATTAACAAACCTTGAGTACTTGCACTCTGGTCTGTACTCAAAGGTACTGTAAATCTGTTTAATGACGATATTGCCATATTATGTTCTCCTGTTATAAGTATTTATCGAAAATACCCATTGTGTTAACGGAGCCCGGAGGCTCTATTAAGTACTACTATTATAAAGTTCCTGCGGCTATATCACCTGGATTTTTTAGTCTAATTGGAATGAAGATAAATTCAACTGCCTTCATTGGTTCAATAGCAATATCAACATACAACTCGTTACGTGCAATACGTGTCGGAGTATTGTTTGAATTATCGCAAACTACCAAGTAGTCAAAAAGACCACGTTTAGAAACTAAATCATTTAGTGAGCCACTAATAATATTTGAGATTTGATCTCTTGTTATTTTATCGTTTGGTTCAAACAAGAATCCATCTCCAACTCTTGCAAGTGATGTTCGTATAAAGTTAACTAAACGTGCTACGTTAATACGATCCAAACTACTTGCGGTTGGATTACGAGTCTTCTGTCCAAATACAACTAAGCCAATGCCTGGCAAATTAGTAATTGGGTTGATCTTGTTTTCGTACAGTGTATCGCGTAGTCCTACTCTAATACTGTTAGTTTCAAACTCTCCTGTTGTTGAGTTAATATAACCAACACTAGAAGCATTGTCTACTAGACCTCGTCTTGTACCTGCTGGTGCAAACCACTGATACGCAACATTATCGTTAAAGATCATTGTGCGCAGTGCCATATGACTTGATGGGACAACAATAGCGTTGCCTTGTAAGTCTGAAGTCAGACCTGCTGGATAATACACACCTAAGTACGGATCACTAGTTGATAGTCCGTCTCCGTTAGTATTATTACTCCAGGCAGCAATGTCAGTAGCAGTTGGTGCTAGGCGTAACGGGGTATCACCAATAACAAACGCTGTATTCTTGCGATCGTTATTAAGAGCTACCATTTCATCAATTACTTCTTCATACCCTGGTGCGGCAATAATATTAAAACTATATTGATCTTCACGCACTTCAGTATTTGCTGTTACTGCACTTTGCATTGCGGCTACAATTGATTGTCTTTGTGCTTTACGTCCTGCATTCATAGCACCACTAGTTTGTACTCCACTTTGTGTTTGCCATGTGTTCTTTACAGTTGGTAAACTGCTACCCGCGCCTGGAACTGCTGGCAAAGTTGGGAATGCAGTTGCGTTAAACTTATCATTTACGTACTGTTTAATGTTGTATCCACCTCTACGCATGTTCCACAAAAGTGTACCACGTGGGAAAAGTCTATAGTCCGGTGCGTCTTGGTCAATATAATCACTTGCTAACAAACTTGTAATTGATGGTAGAGCTCCTGTGATAATGTCTGTAGTACCATCTGTATCCCAACGTGCATCTGCAAACACGATACCATTCTGACTTGTTTGGTCTGTGTTGTCAATTAATACAAAAGCAGTACCACTGTAGCGATAAAGTTTTGGATAGTTTTCTAAATCACTGCTGTCTAACCACAAATCACCTGCTTTGAGTGAAGTTACACCATCGCTTTGGAATGTTGGCTCGGTTGCACTAACTTGCACACCGTTTGCATCTGTCAGACTTAAATTAAAACCACGTGCATCTGTTGTTGACCCGTCATAGTAACTGCTCTTGTAGCCTTTCCAGCCACCGATATCAGCAATCATAATATCAACTGCGGCAGCGTCACTATAGTACCAAAGTGTGCCGTCTGCTGGTGCTTGGTATGGAGCAGTAGTGCTGTATGTGTATGTTAGTGCTTCCCAGTTAGTCAATGCAAGAACACTGCCAGCGTACAATATAGTACCTGTTGTGCTACTTGAAAAACCTGCATCTGCTGTTGGTGTACCCGAAACATCTGTTAGGTAAATATCACCACCATAGATATGAGTGAAAGTAATAACATTTGTACTACTTACACTAATGTCTAACTCTGGAATGTTAAGTGCTAGTATGTCGCTTACAAAAAGTGCTGGTGATGTACCTGACAATACTACTGTGTACTCTGTAATCACTGCTGAGCCAATACTGGTAACACCAATCTTTAGTTGCTCAGTGGCAGTAAATGGATTAGCGGCTGTTGCAGTACCACTAACTACTGTTTGTCCTGCTACTCTACGACTAAATGGCTTGTAACCACCTGTGCTTGTACGTAATGGATCATAAGCAACCCAAAGTGTACCAGCGGCAATACCATTACCGCCACCAGCTGGATCTAAACCATAAAGTGCATTTTCTGCTCTGTTGTAGAAAGGAGCAGCCTGTGTAGTGAATATATCTGTGGTTGTGCTGTACTTTTTAATAGTCAAATCAGCACCTGAACCAGTTGCACCAAGTTTAGCAAATACTGAACCTGTCGGACGTGGTGTTGTGTCCGTGCTTCTCCAACTTGGATATGCGGCAAAGCTACCGTAAAGCAATAGTGGGTTAGCGTATGTTCCTGCTGTAATGCCCAATGTTGTTAATGGAGTTCCTGATCCGTTAGCAATTGCAATCTTTCCGTCTGCTGTTGCTCCGTCGCTTTCTGCTAGGCTTGAAGCATACAAGTACAACTTGTTGCCTACATTAGCGGCTGTAACACCAGTAACTGCGGCAGTGTTGATTGAGCTAACAACTTGGTCTAGTGTCCTACCAGCGCCAGTATTACCAATAGTAACGGTATCGCCGTTAATTGTAACTGTAGCGGCTGGAGTGCTTGCAGGAATACTTGGTGAACTTGCTGTACCTTGGATTGTAGCAATACTAGTTGCCCAATCATCTGTTCCTATACGTACCCATGTGTTGTACTTTGCATCACCTGTTGGTAAATCTCCACCAGCTTTAAGGAACAAGTTAGCACTGCTTCCTGTGCCAAATGATACAGCATACTGACCAATTTGTCCAATGCTTGCTTTAGGTACATAGATGCTACTAACTAGTGTTTGATCAGCTGTGCTTGTGATCAGCAACGGAGTATTATTTGTAAATGTATTTGTACTAGCATTCCATGAATAAATGCCCCATGCACTTACACTCAAATCTAACCAATGTGTGTTGTTTGCTACTGCGCCTGTTGGGCGAACTGCTGTTGGTGCTAGTTGATCTAAGTCAACATTTGCTCTAATAGCAAAAATTTTGTTTACATTACCCAATGCGCTATAAGCTGCCATTAAGCCATATTCATTTCTCTCGTCACCATGCAATGGTGTGCCTGCGGCGCTTTGCTTAAAGCTGGGATATCCCATTGCGGCAATAAGTTCTCTTTGGCTATTATAAGTCAATAACTTATTTGCTCTAGCGGCTGTTGTGTCTGCGGCTGTTGTGCCTGAGGGATTTGTTTTGTCCTGGGCTGTGGCCATTATAATAAGTGGTACAGTTCCGACTGCACCTGGAACGTATTGACTTTCGTCTGTTACGGTAATTTCTACTCCTGGGGATACTAATGCCATGTTCTTTTCCTTTTTAAGAAACTTTGTTATATTTATAATAACACTATAGATTTTAGGTCGTTTAGATGCCTTTCGAAAGGTTTGCTTATAAATACTAGCATGCAACGTCCTTTATGTCCCACATGTCACGGTAATCCAGTGGCAATAAACTACTATTCTAAAGGCAAAGTCCGTTATAGAAAACAGTGTTCCGGTTGTGCTCGACAGGGTAAAAGGGGAAAACAGGTTGCCGCCTGGCTACGTGCTGGCTATAAGAAAAAATTAACTTGCGAACGATGCGGATTCAAAGCTAAACACAAACAACAGATGTTTGTTTTTTATGTAGATGGTAATTTAAAAAATAACAATTGGGTTAATCTAAGAAGCGTATGTGCTAACTGTAGGATAGAACTACAACAGACTACAAACTCCTGGGTCGAAAGTTCCATCAAAGACGATATATGAAATTCTTAATAAAATTTAAAAACTTCAACCAGCTGATCTGTAACATTGATGACAGCGATGTTGGTGCAAGGTATTACAGTTTAGTTAAGTCAAATTATCAACAGTCATTTCCTGTATATCGAGATCGACCTAAATTTACAAGACAGTACCTAAGTAGTTTGGCAGAACAAGCAAACAATCACTTCCGTTGGAACTGGGATGTTAACGAGCTTACCCTTGAAAACACAACACAATTACACAAAGATATAGAACAACTGCTAGTAGATGGATTTGACAGTATCCCTGCAGATCTGGATCATGTTATACACGATTTGCATTACGGTTTACATATATTACAGGATAATGTTACGCCTAGTAGGATAGGTTGGATGCAGATAGAATGGTACAACGACAGCGGCTTTGCACTAGAAGACTACAAGTTTAAGTCCAAATTGGATATTGGAGATCTTAGACTACAAAACCCTTACGTTGGACATGGTCCTTTACAAGTATACACCGAGAAGGATTTTACCAACATAAGCCAGACTTGTAAGTTTCATGATGTTGCTAAACCTGGTATTAACTTAATTACAGTGTCTACTGATAAGTTCAATGAAGAAGATCAACTAATAGAAAAGTTTCAGCAACATGATCCTAAATTTGTAGATCAACATGGTATTGAAAAAATTAAATCGTATATAGGATTCCCGGTTGTAGGGAAAGTTGAGAATATAGACTTGTTAGAACAAATAATAAGTTACGATTCGATCTTAGAATTAGAAAGTATTAAGTTTGATTAAAGTCGGCTACTGATCTTAGAGTAGAGATGATTTACAGTGCTGTTGTTGTTAAGCACTAGGTCAAACACAGTTTGTAGCCAAGCCCATTCACTTATGTGTACGTTTTGTTCTTCTAATTGTTTAACTGCATCCTCGTAGCCGTTACTGGCTAACATACCTTGCGGATACCATTCTGGCAGTGCTCCACGCTGGACCCACCACACTTTTCCGCCTGCTTTCTTTATCACTTCAACTTCGTTTGGGAAACGTACATCGCTAATGACTATGTCGCTATCTTGCTGTAACAGCCTATGTTCTAAACTAGCAATCCATATATCATTGTGGAAACTTTTACGACAAACTTCTGTACCCCAGTATTGCAGTACCCAACGTGGAGTAAGTTCGGGCATGTTTAGTCTTTCTGCCCACCAAGCGTCTACTTGTTCTCGCCATTCACGTGCTTCAGGGGTTGCACCTTCGAGCAGTTGTCTATCCCAACCAAAGATAGATGCTACAGCGTCGTTAAGTGCGCCAGCAAAACTGTCACGTTGATAATTGTGTTCATCTACTAGGTAGTTTGCTACTGTGTCTTTGCCGGATCCAATGAATCCACATATTCCTATAATCATAGATAGATTATAACACAATTAAGTTAAGAATCAAACGCCGTATTTGTTCTTTTTAGGTTTAGCTACAGGACTAAGTTTATTAACAATCGGATGCTCTCTACTGCCTTTAGGAACCATAGTCTTGCCTTTAATACCTTGCTGTTTCATAGCAGTTTTGGCAATTAGTTCGTCTGCGTCAGAATACATCCATATATGTGCATTGTCTTTCGTGGGGCCAGCTTTGGGTGTTTTAATATCCGGGGCACCAGCCATTGCTAATCCAATCCTATAATGATCGTAATAGTGTTCATTGCCAAGTTCGACTGCGTGTACTCCAGAGTATTTCAAGTTACTAGACACGTGCCCTTTATAATGATCTTCTTTAATAAATTCTTTTGCTCTCATTACCCAATTACCCAAGTTATCGGAATACTACCATCAATATAATCTCTAAGTTGTTGCTCTAAAGATGCCATTTCTTCATTTGCTTCTGCTTTAAGACTAGCACCGTTCAGAACGGTTCCGCCTTGTGGTCCTGCGATAGTAGCAAATTTTTCACGTGCTTCGCCGAGTATGCGTTTAGCAAAACTATATGCATACTCTTGTAACCACGGAAAAGCCTGGTAGTCATTTAACAACATGCTGTCTGGCTTATAGTTATATATGTGAAGTAAACAATCCTCCATGTCTTCTTCTCTAGGGATAGTACCTTGAAAAGGTATCTTACGAATAAGGGTTAACTTACGTGTAGTCCTGTTGTAAGTAAAATTCAGATACCCTCCAAACATTTTCATTGCTTGCTTTTGGTAGTCAACAAACAGTTCATAACTTAATAATCCCCCCACACGACCTGCTACTAGCATATACGTGTTAAGATAACCACTAGCAAACGGTTCGAACTGACTTGCTGTTGTACCTGTAACACTACCTATACCTCGTCTGTATGCGGCTCGTACATCCATAACAGTACTAGGCAAAATATATTCTTGTGTTTCTGGCTTTAGTTTTAAGAACGCATACGATTCTTCTTGACTGTTGCCAGCTCGCTGGCGATATTTAATTACGGCTTGGTCAATAGCCAAATTGTAGTGTTCTGTATCAAGTTCGACATCAACAATACCATCTGCTAAACGCAATCTAATGTAATCTGTGATTTCACCACGTTTTAATTGTACTGTTCCGTCTACTGGTACTGTGGTTACATCACCGAAGTTCCCATCTGGGTCATACTTAACATGCCCGTGCCCGGTGCCCGTAGCAGGCACATAGAGGCTATCGGTCCTTAGGTTTCCGTTAGCAAAAAATGTTGGTGATAGATCTTGTTCAGCCATATTAGTATTATCCTTATAATGTATTTATCAGGTTACTAATATTGGCTACAAAGCCTTTAGCAGGAGTATGTCTTTGTTAATGCGACCATTGGCAGGTATACTCACAGCTTTTATCTCATCTAAAAACTTACGTAACTGTACTTTACCCGCTTTCATAAACTCTAGTAACTTTTGTTCAGGTTTGCGGACCGTTTTACCCTGACTTTTGACAGTATCGTAGCCTAAAATGCTGGTTCCTTTAACGCTTAGGGGTCCAAAGGTATCGTCTGCTACATACTTAAACATCTTACGTGTTTTAACATTATACACCCAAAGTTCTTGTGCGCCTATAATATCAACAGGATTAATAGACACTAGTTTAAGTACGTTGTCCTCTTTTAGGTACTTCATCTTGCTAACTGATTTTTCCTTATTGGGGGCTCGTTTGACCTTTGCTTTTTTGGTTTGCTTCTTAACTTGTCTATACTGTTCTATTGCATCTTGGAACTTGTCAAAGAATCCAAATATGCGTCTGAAGTCTGCGGCCCTGTAATGACTATATGCTTCTGTTAAATCTTCGTCAGTACCTAGTTGTGCTTCTTTAAGTTCGCCAACATACTGCTCGGCCCATTCTGTATACCGGCTCAATTGTGCTTGTGGTACATTGCTGGCTTTGAAATATTCAAATGCTTTGGGATCAATCTTCTTGCCTACAATCAAGTCGTCGACCAGCCCATCAAAGTGTGCAAGGTGCTCGTTAGTCTTTTCCTGCAACCTGTCTTGGATGGTTTTTACTTGGCTTGGTGCAGTTACCTTCTTACTGCCTTCTTCCTGAATTTCGATAGGGTCAACAAGTTTGGTCACGTGTTCGATAGTTTCCCTAAGATATTTAACATGTGGCTCTTTCAGCGGCATGCCTTGTTTGTGTGCCTTAACCAAACTGCATGCTGTCAATGACAAGCTACGGTCTGAACTTCGTACAAAGTTGCTTACATCTTCTTTTTTGTAACCACTGTCCTGCATCCATGATACCAAATACTTTTTAAGATCCTTTGGCGAATAATGATAGTTGTAGTAATTAAAACTTTGTCGCATGTGGTGGTCAAATTCAGCTTCGTCCATTTTTAATGCACGTTCGGTATCCCACACTGGCTCGGGCCCAGTACCTTTTTCGTCTGCTAGTTTTTGCATTTTAGCTTTCGCTTTAGTATTAATTGCCATATTATACGCTCCTTAATTATCTAACAAAGTACTATTATACGCTCATTGAGTATATATGTCAAGCACCTATTAGAATCAACAACTTACACCAGGTTCTAAATACCGCTAAATACTAGATATTATAGGATTTTATTGTGCCACGGTTATCACTCTGGAAAGACGGAAGACACTCAAACGATTACAAGTTTATGGATCGTGTTATCGGCGAAGAATTCACTGTCGGTGGCACTGGGGTAAACGTACACAAATACCTTGGTACTCAGGAACAGAACACAGTAAAAGTAACTAATGCGACACAAGGTTCTGCAGGTGTTGTTCTTTCTTTTGCTAGTACATCAAATATCGAATTAAATTATTATGTGTCTGGGACAGGCATTCCTGCAGATACCAAAGTTATTGCTAAAAATGCAACAACTGTTACACTAAACAACAGCACAACTATAGCACTGCTTAGTGGCAGTACTATTAAATTTTACGACAACCCGAGCGAGCCGAGTTATACAACTCAAAGTGAAAAAAATATTCAGGACTTGTTCTTCTTAGAGAACAGAGACCGTAAGTACGACACTGACATTTATCCAATGCGTGGAATTTACACAGTACAGGATACTACGTTTGATCTGAGCCAATTTGGCATGTTCTTACAAACAGGCACACTGTTTATGACGTTCCACATTAACGACATGGTACAATCACTAGGTCGTAAAATGATGAACGGTGATGTGCTAGAGCTACAACATCTATTAGATTATTATCCACTAGATGACACACTGCCTGTTGCACTTAAAAGATTCTACGTAGTAAGTGATTGTCAAAATGCCGCTGACGGGTTTAGTCAAACTTGGTGGCCTCACTTATGGCGTGTGAAACTTAATCCGCTGACAGACAGTCAAGAATACAAAGACATACTTGATAATATTAAAGTTGATGCTCCTGATTGGGATCCAACCAATGGCAATGTTAGTCTCGGCAGTGTACAGAGTACTATTGAAACTTATCAGAATATAAACAATGCTATTATCAAAGAAGCAGAAAAAGAAGTTCCACTAAGTGGCTACGATATTAGTCATCTTTACATTAAGTCAACAACGCCAGACGGCAAGTATCCAGGTGACCCAGTTGGTGTAACTGCTGACGGTAATGTTACTGCTGATAGCGATAGTGTAAGCACAGACTATGCTATCTTGAGTCCACAAGCAGTACCAGAAGGATATTTAACAGGGACAGGGCTAGGACCAAATGGTATGCCAGTAACAGTTGGCATTGCTTTCCCGAATGGGCCATCAGTAGGTGACTATGCACTTAGATCAGACTACTTGCCAAACAGGCTGTTTAGATATGACGGGAGACGTTGGGTGAAAATTGAAGATAACGTAAGAACAACACTTACACCAGGATCAGAGAACACCACACAACGTAGTGGCTTTGTAAACAACACAGAAACATACACAAACAATTCAGGCAATGTAACAGTAAGACAAAGTCTTAGTGATGCATTAAAGGCTAAGGCAGATAATTAATGGCTCAACAATTTTTTTACGATGGACAAATACGCAGATTCCTAGTTCAATTTATGCGAATACTCAGCGGATTCCAAGTTGAATTTGGTAAAAACGCTGACGGTGTAAAAACGCTACAGACTGTTCCCATATACTACGGGGACCAAAGCAGACAAGCCGCTACTATCCTACGCAATAATAGTGAGAATGCACTCAATGGCGTGCCTGCTATGAGTGCATATATTTCAGCACTGCAATATGATCAGTCCCGCATGCAGGATCCTACACATGTAGGAAAGATTAACTTACGTCAACGTCAGTACGATCCCGAGACTGGAACATATACTGATCAACAGGGAGATAGTTATACTGTTGAAAGACTAATGCCTGTTCCTTATAAGTTAACAATTATCTTGGATATTTGGTCGAGCAACACTGAACAAAAAATGCAAATAGTAGAGCAAATTGCTACGTTATTCAATCCAAGTTTTGAAATTCAGTCAACAGATAATTATGTTGATTGGGCTAGTTTAACTTTTGTACAATTAACTGATATGTCATGGAGTTCAAGGACTGTGCCGATGGGAGCAGATGAAAGTATAGACATTGCTAGTCTTACTTTTGAAATGCCAATTTGGATCGCAAGTCCTGCTAAGGTTAAGCGTCTTGGTGTGATACAAAAGTTTATTGGTAGTGTTTATGACGAGCAGGGTGAATTCAATGAGGATACTGTATTAAGCAATCTTGTTGCCCGTGTAAAAGTCACACCGTTAGAGTATGGCATTTACTATACTGGAAATCAAATGAAGTTGGTTAAGCCAGAAGAAGTTGTTAGCGAGGCTGGTGTTATAACCAAAGTTGCTCCAACAAAAGAAACTTGGGAAGCACTGATTGGGGTATATGGCACACTGGTTACAGGTACCACAGAGATAAGATTAGAGTTAGCAACTGGTAACGAACTGATAGGGCAAATTGCGTATCACCCAACAGATCCAACTATACTATTGTTTACCCCAACCGAAGATACAATGCCTCTCAACACACTAGAGGCAGTAGCTAAAATTATAAATCCAATCAACATTACTGTAGACAGTAGTTTAACAAGCCCTACTACAGGAACACGCTACTTGCTTACAGATCACATTGGTGCTGAAGATAACGAAAACTACAGTGTCTGGGGTGATATAGTTGCTAGTGGGAACGACATAATAGAATATAACGGATCAAGATGGATCGTTGTGTTCGATAGCGGTGAAATTACAGATACAGAATATGTAACCAATACAAATACTGGTGTTCAATATCGCTGGACCGGGTTAGAATGGGTCAAAAGCGTTGAAGGTTTATATCGAGGTGGTGAGTGGAGTCTGGCTATATAGGCTGTGGTGCATTAGTTTACAGCAAATCAACACACAGATACTTATTTTTGTTGCGCAACCGCAAGCGACATGCAGGCACATGGGGTTTAGTTGGTGGCCGTGTTGAAGATGGGGAATCGCCATTACAAGCACTTGAGAGAGAACTAGTAGAAGAAATTGGTACGGTAGTATCTTATAACAAAATAATCCCAATGGAAAAGTTTACAAACGAATCCAATAATTTCGAATATCACACATACTTAATACCAGTAGAAGAAGAGTTTGTGCCAATACTGAACGACGAACATAGAGGATATGCATGGACCAGCATAGCCGATCACCCGAAGCCTCTGCACCCGGGTGTTTGGCGTACTTTTAGTTTTAAGGTAATACTGGAAAAATTAAAGATAATGGAGGCAATCTTTACAGATCACACTCTGTTACCAATTGATGAAAACTGATCCTGCGGAAGTTAGAGCACTCTTTCCAAGCGCCAGGTATGTTGCCTTTACCAGTTTTGTTTACATGAATAAACTCTACTAACGGGTACGCTTGCATTAGTGTTTTAAGTGCAAGACCATAGAAATCATCAGTAACCACTGTGTCTTCAATTTGATATGCATTAGTTCCTGTGTAGACATTATTATTGTTACCGTGTGTGTCTTGTCCATCAAACCCTACTAGATAGATTTTGCTGTGTCCATCAAATGCAGCCATGTAAGCTGCCATGGCACCTGCATTCCACTGCGGATCCTGTGGCATCATATAAAATACCCCTGGGTGATCAAAGATTTGATCCGAGTTTGCGTAAACAATTTTTCTCGTTGCTCCACCAGTTTCGACTAGTTCTTGTGCAATCTTATCGTTGTTAATTACCAAAAAGTCTACGTCATAGTGTGCATCTCGGTGTATGGCATTGCAACCATATGTTTGTAATTTTGGTTGCTTGAAGATATAGTTAATATCAAAATCACCGCGACTCAGGCCGTTGCCAAGCACCACAGCTTGTTGTCCAGTTCTGTTGTTATCTAGTATTGATGGTTCAATTGTCTCTGTTTCGTATGTCCAGGAGCCGTTTTCGTATGTGGCTGTGGCGTTAATTTCTTCGCCAGTGTATGTGGTTCGCAGACGTTGGTAAAAGTTTTGCATTTGTTAGCTCCATGTAGTTGTTATTGTTAGCTAGTATATTTATTTTGGATTGTTATCTTTCACTGTCTTAATCGCATTATAAAAGTCTGCAAACTTTACTTTTAGATCTTCGTCTGCATCAATAGCATGCCACAACAGATCTAACTGTTCTGTGATAGATGGATACGAAAACGCACGATTTTTATCTACTTCTTTTTCTGCGTCTGTCATGTTTTCTATAAGTTTTGCCATTATGCTATTGCCTGTATCAGTAACATTGGTTTAATTGGAGCTAGGCGAGTGCCCGAAGCAGTAGTACCATCCCACCAGACATTTTGATGAAGCGTGTGAGAATAACCGCCACCATAATGCCGATGCAATCCTCTAATTGTTTTTGCACTTGTCCAACTGGTAAACTTTCCGTTTGCGGCGTCATCGCTTGCGGCGGCGCAATCAAAAACCCACTCTACACCAAGTTCTAAGTTCGCATGATGCCAGTTTGTTGATGCATAGTTGGATGAATAGTTTCTAGATGACGGGATAACATCTGTTCCATCTATTTGAACTTTAAAATGTGAAATGCCAGAATAGCCGGTACAATCCCACTTGAAATTGTATCTATATATGACTCTTTTTGTTCCTGCTGGTGGGGTATACGCTACAGAACTACCTGTCATTACTACATGTGAGGCTGTTGATGCCTGTCCGGCAGTAACATTTGTAATAGTATATGACCCAGATAGAACTGATACAGTTGAACCATCACACATACAAGCAATTGTTTCAATAATTTCGCCTGGCCTATATGTGCCTGGAGTAATTTTACCGCTGGTTGTGATATCACCACTAGGGTCAATTGTCATTGCGGAATTAGTTATACCACTACCATAACTGTTGCTAGTACCAAAAATCAGTTTAGAACCACCACCTGTGTACTGTGCTCCAATTCTTACATGCGGAGCGGCTTGACTTGCTAGATATTTTCCTTCAATTAAAGAAACGTAATTATCAGCAGTATAACTAGTTTGCGAAACTTCAACGCCCTCACCAGCAGTTGTTCCTGTAAATGTAGACCCTAATGTATTTGCGGCATTTATTTCTAAACTTGTAGTAGGACTAGTCGTACCAATACCGACTTTGCCAGCGCTGTTGATACGCATACGTTCTGTACCGTCAACACTAAAATTAAGTATTGAACCAGCACCTGCATTAGTTGGATCAGACGTTATACCTATAGATCTACTTGAATTACTAAGATTAATTATTCCACCAGAATAACTAGTATCAGCAACACTTCCAACAAAGGCTTGACTAGTAGCCATTGATGTACCAACGGTTACTAAATTAGTAGTTGGACTAGTAGTACCGATACCGACTTTACCAGCACTGTCAATTGCCAATGAATCGTCTGGTGCTGATCCGTTAACATCAATAGCGGCAGGTAAGGATTCAATGCCTGTTAATGCACTGCCGTCACCTGCAAATGCCGTAGCAGTTACAGTACCAGCTACATGCAGTTTTGAGCTTGGCTCAGCAACCCCAACACCAATGTTACCGTTGCTTTTAACTCTTAATGAATTGGCAGGGGCACTTTTATCAGCTTTGATTGATGTCCCAGAAGTTGCTACTCTATTTCCAATATATGCCATTTATAATCTTCCCGCAATCACTTCAATAGTGCCAACCGTTTCGGAGTCATAAGATTCAAGTGCTTTGCCTACCACTGTTCCAAAATTTGGTGCTGTGCAGGAAGTGCCTGCTCCTGCTATATTACCAGAAACAATCATGTCTCCACGTTGTATTTTTCCATGCACCTTACAAGGAACACGACCTGTTAGTGCCAGGTCAACAACATTTTCTGCCACTAGGTCTTTGTTCATTAAAAATGCAGGATTGGTACTGACTATGCCCGCCACTGTGGGATCCATGTAACTGTTGCTGGATGTAACTTCTTTTGGACCGCCTATTGTCATAACAGTTCCTGGGTCATATTGGCTATCCGCTACGTATTTTTCAGCCAAGTCAGCATACAATGCTTGTGTTGCTGTACCTGTAAAATATGTTGCTGTAACATTACCACTAAAGTTTCCGTGTACTGCTTGTACTGTTCCTGTTGCGTTAACATGTGAAGCACCTACGTTACCGGATGTAGTTAGCAAGTCAGTACTTGGGTTGTATGTTAAATTAGCATCAGTTTCTAACGCGGTTGTAGCCCCTTGTGTATCGCTGAATACCAAGAAAACAGTTTCGTTATTGCCATCATTAGCTGTATTAATAACTGTTTCAGCTGTTGTTATAACGTCGGGTTCGTTGCCTAAATATGCCATTGATTATCCTAGGTCGACGATGACAAGTAACTCATGATAGAATCTGTACTGGTGGTTGTGTCAGAAGAAACACTTATTGTGTCGCCCTGTTCAAGAACTACTTTTTGATCGCCACCAACGATTACTATTGCACCACCACTTGCTATTGTTGCGCCTTTGATCATGTTTACTGTTGCCCCACCACTTTTGCTTAGTGTTGCTGTTACAGCTATATTATTTGCGTGTATATTTGATAAACTAAAACCAATAATGGTGTGTGTTGTACTTGACGAGACTGTGTCAGACACCTGTGCAGGGCTAGTCCCTATGTTCCCGGTTACTACGCTTTTAAATGCCATTTCTAATTCCTATCATACTGTATTTAACCTAATGCTATTGCATACTCAATTGCTGTTGCTTCAGTAAGACCACCACCACTTGCGGTAGCAAAACTTAGTGTACCACTGCCGTTTGTAGTCAACACTTGATCGGCAGTACCGTCACTTGTAGGGAAAGTGTACGCACTGTTGATTGTAATACTGCCAGCGTGTAAACCTACTTGTGATACGGTCAAGTCACCTGTGCTTGCACCTGTTGCTGTGGTGGTACCTAGTACAAAAACATCTGCGCTTTCGTCCCATATGATCGCGGCATTGTCGCCTGTGCTACCACGCTCAAATATAAATCCTAAATCGTTCGCATTACTACCGGCACCACTGTTTAATTCTATTAAACTATCTGATATGGTACTGTTTGTTGTGTTTATTGTTGTGGTGAGTCCACTTACTGTTAAGTTACCTGTAACTACTGCATTGTTGGCATTTAGTGTGCCCACCGTTATTGGTGCGTAGCTTGTTGGTACTAGGTTGGCATCTCCCGCACCGCCTGAGTTAGTGAATGCTGTATAGAACGAGTTGTCTGTTTCGCTCCAGTATACAGCGACGTTTGAAACCAAACCGTTTGCTCTGTTGAAAACAAATCCAACATCACTGTCGTTGGATGTTGACCCTTGATGCAGGACCAACAGTGGGTCATTAAACACTGTGCTGTCTGAGTTTAAGAATGATAATGGCGGTCTAGTTAATGGCATAATATAAGTCTATAAAAATATGTGTATATATTTATTCAAAAATAAAGGGACACCTAAATGTCCCTTTATTGTGTTGCTTAAGATATTGCAGGTTATACTTTACCTACAACTACCTCAATGGTTGCTTTTACACCATCTTCTAGTGTTTCTAGTGCTTTACCAATCACAGTACCTGTTGCTGGGTTGGCGTGTGCTTTCGCATAACCAAATCCTGCTGATACCATCATGTCACCTTTGACTACTGGACCAATTGCTAAACATGGAACACGGCCCATAAGTGCCAGTGCTACAACATTAGAACCTGTTAGTCCACCATTCATCAAGTGAGCTGGGTTGGTTGAAACAATACCTGCTACACGTCTTGAATCTTCTGTAGCAGTTGTTACTTCTTGTGCTCCACCAAACTCAAGTACTGTGGCTGCTGAATAGTTAGCATCTGCTTGATAGTTCTCAGCCAAGTCAGCGTAAAGTGATTCAGTAGCAGTACCAACAAAGTAAGTTGCTGTAACATTACCACTAAAGTTTCCGTGTACTGCTTGTACTGTTCCTGTTGCGTTAAGACTTGCAACACGAACATTACCAGCTGAGCTGTAAATTACAGCCTTACTGTTAACCACTGTATCAGCAACTGAAGTATCAACTAAGTTTAGTTCAGCGGCTGTTGAACTAACAGCAGTACCGTTGATTAACAATGATGAAACATCGGTTGCTTTGTTAAGCACCCACTTGTCGCCTGAGTTGGCGTAAGTAATTGTAGCACTTGCGCCATCGACTGTAATACCAGCACCGTCTGCAGTTGCGGCATCTGCGGCACCTGAAGCAAGAACAATGTTTTTATCATCAACTGTTAACGTTGTTGAATTGATTGTTGTTGTAGTACCGTTAACAGTGAAGTCACCGCTAACAATCAAGTTGTCGTCAACTGTAACTGTTCCGCCTGCTGAATCAATTGTTAATCCACCGCTTGTTGTATCAATCTCGTTCGCACCTGTAACACCAACTTGGATGTTTTGTGCTGTGAGTTGACCAGTTACATCACCAGTTACAGCACCAGTTACAGCACCAGCAAATGCGGCTGATGTTACTGTACCTGTGCTTGGATTGTAATGTACACCGGTGTCATAGTTGACTGCTGTTAATGCACCACTAGTAGCTGAAGCAAAATACAAGTTAAAGTTTGTATTTGTTGCTTCGTCTTGAGCAATAGTAGCACCAGCGGCTGCCCAACTTAGTGTGCCTGAGGCATCACTAACAAGAGCGTAACCGCTTACACTTGCATCTTCTGCTGGCAGTGTCCAAGTAATGTTTGAACCCACTGTGGCTGGAGCTTGGAATGCAACAAAGTTACTGCTGTCTGCATCATTAAAGCGTAAATCACCTTGGTTACCTGTTACGAGATCAGTTACATATAATGTACCAAGCCTGTTGCTTGAGCTACCAATGTTTTGGGTA